CATTATGTGGCAAACCCTTTTGGAGTTAGGCCATCCTGTAGTATCTGGCTCACACATAAATAATTTACAGATTAAATTAATTAACGGGGCTACCATTAGCTTAAAGGGTGCTGACCGACCCGAAACCATGCGTGGTGTATCCCTGAAGTTCCTTGTTCTTGACGAATACGCTGATATGAAGCCTGAAGTCTTTGAACAAATACTCAGACCTGCTTTGGCTGACCAAAAGGGTGGAGCCATGTTCATTGGTACACCGATTGGCAGAAATCACTTTTACGATCTCTATAAGTACGCTGATTTAGGAGATGATGAGACTTACAAGGCATGGCATTACAGTTCCTATGACAACCCCCTGTTAGACCCTGAAGAGATAGATACTGCCAAAAAATCCATGTCATCTTACGCATTTCGGCAGGAATTCATGGCTTCTTTTGAGGCCAGGGGTTCTGAAATGTTTCAGGAAGAGTGGATTAAGTATGGTACAGAGCCTGAATTCTCTGATTGTTATATTGCGATTGACCTTGCAGGTTTTGAAGAGGTAGGAAAAAAACGTGCCAAAAACTCCAGGCTTGACAGTACGGCGATTGCAGTAGTCATGGTAACTGATCGAGGCGACTGGTATATTAAGGAGATTATTCACGGCAGATGGGATCTCAACGAGACTGCTCAGAAGATTTTTAACGCTGTAGACAAGTACGAGCCAATCTCTGTTGGAATAGAAAGGGGTATCGCTAAACAGGCGGTAATGTCACCTTTAACCGATTTGCAGAAGCGGTATAACAAGTTTTTTAGAGTGGTTGAGCTAACACACGGCAACCGTAAGAAAACAGACCGTATTATGTGGTCGTTGCAGGGAAGGTTTGAAAACGGCGTTATTTCTTTAGAAAAAGCTGATTGGAACATAAAGTTTCTTGATGAACTCTTTCAGTTCCCTGATCCGTTAACCCATGATGACTTAGTTGACGCACTCAGTTACATTGACCAACTAGCCCAAGTACCATACGGGATCAATGATATTGAGTTTGATGAACCTGAAATACTAGACGTTATTGCAGGATACTAATGGAAGAAAAAGAAGAGCCAGAATTTCTCGATAGGATTAACAATCCTGAGAAATATCCTTACATAAAAAATGAGGATGGATCTATTTCAACTCACCGCATGGCGGCTGAGATTGATGACAAAACTGGAAATTGGATTGTTTTTCCTATGATTCAATTTGACGGAGAGTCTTTAAAGCAGTTTGAAACAAATCAAGATGCAATGGATGAGGCAATAGCAACAGGAAACTTTTTAGAAATGCCCTCAAAAGAAGAAGCTCTTGATTACGCAAAAGGCGGCTATAAAGAAGGAACTGCATTAGAAACTTTCAACCCTTTAGCAAAGAAAGCAAACAAAGCTAATACTTTCGTAGAGGCTGTGGAGTAAACCATGAGCGATATATACGAAGCAGACCCATTATTGATGGAGCAATCTATCGAAGATTGGGTAATGACTAAGTGTGATGATTGGCGTGACCACTACGAGTCTAACTATTCTTACCGTTTTGACGAGTATTATCGTCTTTGGCGGGGTATTTGGGATGTCGCTGATAGCGAAAGAGCCTCTGAACGGTCAAGAATTATCTCGCCAGCCCTCCAGCAAGCGGTTGAATCTAACGTAGCAGAGTTAGAAGAGGCAACTTTTGGGCGTGGGAAGTGGTTTGATGTCTCCGATAATGTAGGAGATACAGATAGAAATGACGTACTTTTCCTGAGAAACAAGCTCACTGAAGACTTTGAGGACTGTAAAGTTCGTAAATCAGTTGCTGAATGCTTAATTAATGCGGCTGTTTTTGGTACAGGCATAGGCGAAATTATCATCGAAGAGATGAAAGAGATGGCTCCTGCTACTCAACCGATTATGGGCGGTGATCTGCAAGCGGTCGGAGTTACAATTCAGGACAGGGTAAAGGTCAAGTTAAAGCCTGTTATGCCACAGAATTTCCTGATCGACCCTGTTGCAACGTCTGTAGAAGACTCAATGGGTGTAGCAATAGACGAATTCGTCAGTATGCACCAAGTAGAAATGCTCCAGGAGCAAGGTGTTTACCTCGACACTTACATTGGCCCTGCTGCTCCAGACACAGATTTAGAGCCAGACCAAGATCTGACTGTTTACCATGACAATAAAGTGCGTCTTACCAAGTATTACGGTCTTGTTCCCAGAGAAATGCTTGATAGCGCATTAGAGGAAGATGAAGAAGTAGAAGTTCTGACGGAAGAAGAAGCTGAATCCAGATACGTTGAAGCCATTGTTGTTATTGCTAACGGTGGTGTACTTCTAAAAGCAGAAGCTAATCCTTACATGATGCAGGACAGACCTGTTGTAGCGTTCCCGTGGGATGTAGTACCAGGAAGATTTTGGGGTCGTGGTGTCTGTGAAAAAGGTTACAACTCTCAAAAAGCACTCGATACTGAGCTTAGAGCACGAATTGACGCATTAAGCTTAACAATTCACCCTATGATGGCGATTGATGCAACTCGTTTACCCAGAGGTGCTAAACCTGAGATCCGTCCAGGCAAAATGATACTGACCAGTGGTGATCCTAGAGAAGTCCTACAGCCCTTTAATTTCGGGCAGGTTAACCAGATTACCTTTGCACAGGCATCAGCCTTGCAACAGATGGTACAACAGGCCACAGGAGCCGTAGATTCAGCAGGTATTGCGGGGCAAGTAAACGGCGAAGCAACTGCCGCTGGTATTTCAATGTCTTTGGGTGCAATCATTAAAAGACATAAAAGAACTCTGATTAACTTTCAGCAGTCTTTTTTAATACCTTTTGTAAAGAAGGCAGCGCACCGATACATGCAATTTGACCCTGAAAGCTACCCTGTTGCTGATTACAAGTTTAACGCAACAAGCACTTTGGGTATTATTGCTAGGGAATACGAAGTTACACAGCTTGTACAGCTACTTCAGACAATGCAGCAAGATTCTCCTTTATACGCAACATTAGTACAGTCAATCATTGATAATATGAACCTGTCTAACCGTGAGGAACTCTTAGCCGCAATGCAGCAAGCTATGCAGCCTAACCCAGAAGCTCAACAAATGGCGATGGCAGCGCAGCAAGCACAGATTGCATTCCAGCAATCACAAACCGCAGCACTCAGCTCACAGGCAGAAGAATCATCTGCAAGAGCCGTTAAACTGGCAATTGAGGCTAACACTATACCTCAAGAGCTAGAAATTGATCTCATCAATGCTGTTACCAAAAACCTGAAGGAAGGTAACGCAGAAGATAAAGAGTTTGAGCGACGAATGAAGGTTGCCCAGACACTCCTTAAAGAACGAGAAATCAAGAGTAAAGAAAATGCTAACGAACCAAGAACTGGAAATGCTAATCAAGCAGGTGGAGAACCGATTCCAACCCCAATGGAACCGCTTAGAAGCGTTGGAGCGGAAGATCTCCTTTAACGAGGAATTACTGAATGCCGAAGCAAAAAGACCCAAGACTCGCAAGGCTAGGGTTAAAAGGGTTCAACAAGCCGAAGAGGACACCGAACCATCCTACTAAGTCACACGTTGTCTTAGCTAAATGTGAAGATGGCAGCACCAAAACTATTAGATTTGGGCAGCAAGGTGTTAGCGGTGCAGGAAAAAATCCTAAGTCTGCAAAAGACAAAGCTAGGCGCAAGTCTTTTAAGGCTAGACACGCTAAAAATATAGCGAAAGGTAGATGTTCAGCAGCATATTGGGCAAATAAAGTTAAATGGTAGGAGAGTTAAATGGCTAAAGGAATGCGTCATTACAAGCGTGACGGTACGTTATTTGAAGGCAATACACATAAAATGCCTAATGGCGACCTTCATTCTGGCAAAACACATGGCAAAACGTCAGTAAAGCTGTACCATTTCAAAGATCTTTCAGACAGAGCAAAGAAAAAAGCTAGGAGTCAGTAATGGCAGGATATTTATACCAAAAACCAATTAAGAAGAAAGTTAATGGCAACAAAAAGCAAACCAAAGGCAAAAAGAAAAAGTAAATTGTCTGATCCAGTTCCCAAGAATAAACAGCTTTATTCCAGGGTAAAGTCAGAAGCAAAACGTAAGTTTGATGTGTGGCCTTCAGCATACGCATCAGCTTGGCTGACCAAAGAATACAAGAGGCGAGGCGGAACTTATGCCTAAACCAGCGTCTAAACGGCGGCAACACCGTCAATCTTCTAAGCCAAAGGCCAAGAAAACAGGTCTGAAGAAGTGGTTTGATGAAGAATGGATAGACGTTAAGACAGGCAAAAAGTGTGGTAGATCAGGCAAAGAGAAAAAAAGCCGTCCTTACCCCTCCTGTCGGCCTAAAGCAGTCGTTAAAAAGATGACTAAAGCTGAAAAAGAATCGTCAGCAAGGCGTAAAACAGGCAAAGCCAAGATAAAACACGCAGTTACCGCTTCTGGCAGAAGAAGAATTACAAGGAAAAAATGATTTTTTTGAAATATGCTGAATTGACGGTATAGTAATAAAAGAGGAAGATTATGACTCCAGAGCTTGAAGCTTATTTTGATAACTATAATCAGTTATTCAATCACGAAGGTTTCAAACAACTCATAGAGGAGCTATCCAACAACGCTAAACAACTGGCTGATATACAGTCAGTGAAAGATTTGGAAGAGCTTTTTTATCGAAAAGGCCAAGTTGCTGCTTTTGCAACAGTAATTAACTTAGAAAATACAATTACTGCTGCTAGAGATCAAGCAGAAGCCGAAGATTCAGAAGCTGTAAATGCTTAAAGTTTATGATTTTAGGTGTCCAAAAGGACACGTATTTGAAAGATTTGTCAGTAGTGGCACTGTAACCAGTAGGTGCGGTTGCGGTGAAACTGCTACTAAAATGCTATCTGCCCCGTCTTTTATACTAGATGGGTCTACTGGGGATTTCCCTGGAAGGCACATGAAATGGGTAAAAGAACACGAAGAAGCAGGTAGGCGAAACTCATCTCCATAATGACTTGGTTCACGGAGTTTAATTATGTCAAGAGCGACAATGGTTGATCTACCTCCCGACGAGGAACAAGTAGACAGCGTTGACAGCGAAGAAACAGAGATTCAGCAAATAGCTGAAGAGGCAGTTGCCCCTGAAGCAAATGTTGAGCAACCTCAAGAACCTGCTTTGCCAGATAAATACCAAGGTAAATCTCTGGCAGAAATTGCACAGATGCACCAAGAAGCTGAAAAAATGCTAGGTCGTCAGTCAACTGAAGTAGGTGAACTTCGCAAAGTTGTAGATGATTACATTACTAATCAGACGCAACAATCAGCACCTCAACAGAACGTTGAGCCTGAAGATGACTTAGATTATTTTACAGATCCACAAGCAGCCGTTAATCGTGCTATTGAGAACCACCCTAAGATAAAAGAAGCTGAACAGTTTTCTGCTTATCATAG